GGTACGAAACGCTTAAACTATTTAATACTTGTATAGAACGACTTAAGGAAGATTACGATATAGAAGTAGTAGCTGTGGGTTCTGAGCCAGGAGATAAGCAAATATGTGAAGCTTTAAATTATAACTACGTACAAGCTCCTAATAATCCACTAGGAGGTAAATTAAACTACGGTTTAAAAGCGTGTAAAAGATTAGAAAGTGATGCTGTTTTAATGTTAGGTAGTGATGATATACTATCTAGCAACGTTATGCTTTATTACATTCAACAATTAAAGAAAGGTTTTGATTTTATAGGATTCTTAGATTGCTATTTTATGAACTTAGAAAGCGGTGATATGATCTACTGGAAAGGTTACAGAGGTCAAAGAGCAGGAGAGCCTATAGGAGCGTGGAGATGTTTATCACGTAACTTATTAAATAAGCTTAATTGGGAAGCTTGGGACAATCAACATCACTCTGTAGATTACACAATGTGGAACAAACTAAAAGGAGTTAAGAAACACGTAACTAGATGTAAAGATAAATTCTTATTAGTTGACTTAAAAACTAGTGAAAATGTAACTAAATTTCGTAAATTTGATAATAGTGAAATCGTTCATACTAAGACAGTTTTAAACGACTATCTACCAAAACAAGAAATATTTAAAATACTAAACTATGGGAAGTAATATTTATCAAGACGAAAACAACAACGTACACCCTACAGCATGGATTGATCCTACTGTTAAACTAGGTAAAGGAAATACTATAGGAGCTTTTACGGTTATTCATGCAGGAGTAACAATAGGAGATAATAACGTAATAGGCTCACATACTGTAATTGGAGGTAATGGAGAAATTAGAGATGCTTCTAACTTTCAAGGTAAGATCAAAATAGGCTCTAGAAACTTAATTAATCATCACGTAACAATAGACAAACCTATAAGCGGTTATACTGTAGTAGGAGATGATAACTTTATTATGACCAAAGCACATTTAGGACATGATGCTATAGTAAGTAATAATGTAACTATTTCTAGCGGTGCAATGATTGGAGGACATACACAAATTCACGATTACGCAAATATAGGCTTAAATGCTGAAATACATCAAAGAAAAATTATCGGACAAGGGGCTATGGTTGGCATGGGTAGTAGCATTATTAAAAATGTTCTTCCATTTACTAAAGTGGTTTCTGTCAACACAGTTATAGGATACAACAAAATGAAAATAAATCAACTAGACTTATCTATGCGTGAAGTTATGATTTTAGGTAGAGAATTTGAAAAAGATTTTGAATGAAATTAGCAGCTTGTTATACAGTATTTAACGGAATAGAACTATTAGATGATGCTATAGAATCCGTAAAGAGTGAAGTAGATGAGATTATTATTAGTTATCAGTTAGTAAGTAACTACGGTAATATATCCGATGAGTTTTTATACTGGAAAGATAAGAATCCACAATATACTTACATAGAGTTTAATCCTGATCTAAGTGTAGATGCTAAAACAAATGAAAAGAAGAAACATCAAGGACTAATAGAAAAAGCTAGAGAGTTAGGTTGTTCTCACTTCTTTTTAAGCGCTACGGATCACTTATATGTTACAAAAGAGTTACAATATGCTAAAAAAGTAGTGGAAAGTGATAATCTTGTAACAACATATACTAAGATGAAAACATACTTTAAGTCTAACGATATGTGTTTAGCTCCTTATGAGAGTTATTATATGCCGTTTATTTGTTCTGTAAGAGTGAATATGGGAACGAAAGCACCAGTAGTAGTTGATCCTTCTTGTATGTTTAGACCGTTTAACCCTTCTTATGTGTTTGATGCAGAGGAGGTTTTAATGCACCATTTTAGTTGGTTAAGGCATGATATTAGTTCTAAGTTAGAAAACGCAGCGGCTAAAGTTAATTGGTTAGATAGAGTAGAAGAATTTAAAGAGAAGTACAATAATTTCAAGTTAGGTGATAAATTTCCTTATTATCCAAATCATGAGATAGTAAAATGTAAACCTATTTTTAAAATTCGTACTTTTTTTAAGACTAAAAACTAAATATATTTATTAATATTTCGCGAAAAATGGAGGAAAACACTCAAAAAAGTAACGTATTCTTTGTTAATTTAACTACTGAGAGCGTAGCACCTAATATTAATACTAGGCTACACAAGAAAAAAGACTGGGTTTTCTTCGGTAAAGATAACTTGTTTCCTCAGTATTTAATTGAATTAGCAGATAATTGCGCTATTCATAATGCACTTTTAGAAACTAAACATAAATTTATTCAAGGTCAAGGATTCGCTTTTGAAGGTAAGACTAGCCAAATAAAGAAAGCTGAAGCTTTTGTAGAGTCATTAGATAAAGACTTTTTAAGAAAGACGGCAGTAGATTGTTCTTACTTCGATGGTTTCTATTGGCAAATGTTAGAAACTAGAGGAGGCGGTGTAAGTAGCTTAAAGCACGTAGATTTTTCTTATATAAGATCGGGTAAGATGGACGATATGGGTAACGTAGAAGAGTTTTATTTCTCACCTGATTGGGAATACGCTACTAAGAAAACAAACTTTAAACCAGAAGAAGAGATTTATAAGCCTAAGCCTATTGCAAAATGGGGTAGCTCTGATAGAAATCTAATAAGAGAAAGAGGTCAATTAGTACAAGGTAAGTTTTATAAACCTGGGAAGTTATTCTATGCAGAGCCTTCATACATTGGAGCGTTAAACTATATCGAAATATCTTCACAAATAGCAGAGCTTCACAAAAACAATATTGATAATGGTATGGTAGGTTCTATGCACATCCATTTATTCGAAGATCTAAGCGATGCTACTAAGCGTAAGAAAGTAGAGAAAGCTATTAATGATAAATTTGTAGGAAGTGAAAACGCAGGAAAAGTAGTTGTAACATGGTCAACTAATCCTGATGTAAAAACAGAGATAGAAGCTATTCCAGTAAACGATTCGCACGATATGTACGCGCATTTAAGCGGTAAAGTAAACGAGGAAATAGTAGCAGCTCACAGAGTACCGTTAAGTTTAGCAGGTGTAAAAGTATCGACTGGTTTACAATCAGACGAGAGTGTTAACAGAGTATCAATGGAATACTTTCAAAATACTGTTATTAAACCTTTTCAACAGCTTATTTGTTCTAAACTACAAGAAGTATTAAGCTTTAACGGTATCGAAGTAGAATGTATGATTAAACCTTCACAACCTATTGATATTTTAGCTAGTGAATCGTTAATTACTCAAGTAATGACTAAAAACGAGATTAGAACTAAAATCTTAGGACTTGACGAAATCGAAGGAGGAGATAGTTTTGAAGTTAAACAACAAACAGAAGAGTAATGGCATTAGATATAGGAGTATTTTTAGACACTATTAAGAACTTATTTAAAAGTAAGGTATCGAGTAATGATACTCAGCCAGACTATTTGATTAATAAGTTTACTTCTAGTGATGCTTCGGTAACGATAACGGAAACTAATGACGGAGGAGTAGAACAGATTAATCTACAAAGCGCAGGAGGTTCTAGTCCTTTAACTACTAAAGGTGATTTATACACTTATGATACTGGGGATGCTAGATTAGGAGTAGGTACTGACGGACACGTTTTGACTGCTGATAGTACTCAATCTACTGGTATTAAATGGGCGGCGGCTTCTGGAGCAGGAAACACTATTTACACTGCTGACGATACTATATCTGATTTAGCTAGAGTTGTAACTTTAGCGGGTAGCACTACTACTGCAAGCTTAACCTTTGAAAATTTAGCAGGTACGGATTCTTTAAGAATTGATGGTGCTGGAAATGTATATCATCAAGGAGGTGCAAATGTTAACAATAACACTGTTTTCGGTCTTAACGCTATTCCAACAGGCACAGGTTCATTTAATACTGTTTTTGGTAATGGAGCTATGCAAAATGCAACAACTGCTGCTAGTTCTGTAGCGATAGGTTGGCAAGCATTAAACTCTATTACTTTTGGAAATAGTAATGTAGCAATAGGTAGACAAGCAGGATTTAGTGTGTTTGGTGGTGGAGAAAGCAACGTTTTAATAGGATATCAAGCAGGTTATAACATAACTTTCGGTGACCATCATATAGCAATAGGGGCAGGAACAGCTCCTTCAGTTACTTCTGTAAGTAATGGAATATCAATAGGTGGACAAGCAGATGGTAATGGTAATGCTTCAATAGCAATAGGACGTTTAGCAGCAACTAATGCTAATTACTCAATGTGTTTAAATTCTGCCCAAGCTTCAAGAACAAACACAACAGCAAATAGTTTAGAAGTTTATGTTGATAATGTTGGTACAGACGCTGTATTTAAAGTAGCTCAAACAGCTGATTCTTATTATGGTGGTACGGGTTCTTTTGGATTTGGAACTACTACACCAAGTGCAAACGCAGCGGTAGAAATAACAACAACAACAAAAGCTAGTTTAAAACTTACACCAATGACGGCAGCACAAGCTAGTGCTTTAACGGCAGAAGAAGGATCTATAGTTATGGTTTCAGATACAGACGCAACATTTACAAGTATAGGTTTATGGGGTTATCAAAATGCAGCATGGGCAAAATTATAATATATGGCAATTAAAGTAACAAATACAACACAAACAAGCGAAGGAACTACAACTGAATTATATTTTCATATTGTAGAGTTTTACCGTAACAAAGAAGGCAAATCACAATTTCCAGTTAAGTATTTCTTAGACGAAACAAAAACTAAAGAAGTTAAAATATTTGAAGGAGATCTAAAGTTAAGATACGACTTTGATATTAGCGAAGAAATCGGAAGTGATAAAATTGAAAAAATAGCTTACGATAAAATCGGAGAAGAATTAAAAGCTGCAGGTTTAACGGTTCAAAGTGATGAAACGGGAGCTTGGGTAAACTACTAACACATGAATAACGACGTAACAAACTTAAAAGAAGTATTTAGTTTAGCTATTAAAGAAAATAATAGAGATAGAAATGCGATACTTTATTTAATGCAACTAGAAGAGAAACTAATTAAATTACTAGAAAATGAGTCTAGCGGAGACGAAACTAATAACGGAGCAAGAGGTTAAGAACTATACGGACTTACCGAACAACTTAAAGACTAGTAACCTTAGTTTTAGTATTACGGTTGCTCAAGATCTTTATATTCGTTCGGCAATAGGAGAGGACTTATATAGTGAGCTTTTAGATCAAACTCAAAACGATACTTTAACCGCTTTAAATCTAACTCTATTAAACGGAGATAATAGATTGTTTAGAGGTATTAAATTCGCTTTAGCTTGGTGGGTAGCTTATGAGGTTTATCCTTACTTACATACTAAAGTAACTCCTACGGGTATACAAACTAAATCAACTGATGAAGCAATTAGTGCTGACTCAAGAGATGTAGAAATGCGTAGAAACATTGCTAAAAAGAAAGCAGAGTACTATTTAGATCAACTAATTAAGTATTTATGTGATAAAGATACTGACTATCCATTATTTAGAGATAACTCACTAGATAATACTACAATGCTTTATGATGGTTATGGTCAAAGCGGTATAGTATTAGACGACGAGGATTACTACGAAGAATGGGAAAGAAAGAAAAGACTAACTAGAGAAGATTTAGATTAATGGCTACTTTTGTACAAAACGGAGATAAAGTAAGAATAACTATAGGTTCATCTACTTACGACTACAACCTAAGAGAAGTAGACTATGCTCACAACGGTACTACTATAACTGTAGAAACCGATGGGTATACTAGACACAATATAGCTTATTCAGACGTAACTTCTCCAAGTAGTACAGACATACAAGACTTAGTAGATCAGTTAAATGCTTTTAAAATAACAAATACCGTTAGTATAGATACGGATGGTTTAGCAACTGATACTAACCAAGAAACACAAATAGACTCATTAGAGAACATAGATTTAAACACTTTAAATTCTAAACAATTATTACAAACATTAATAGAATTACAAATAGAGACAAATAACTTATTAAAATTAATACTTAGTTAAGATGAATATTTATTTAAGAGATCCACAAACAGAACAAGGTCAAAAAGTTGATTCAAAAGGTAGAGGATTAGTTGCTTCAACTTCTTTTACAAGATACGAACAAGCTTCAGCAGATGGAAACGCTTTTAATGTAAATACTGAATACATTAGAAGCATTACAAGTGCAGGAGATAACGGTATTTTATATTTAAAAAATACGTCAGACAATGAAGTAGCTATTGAAGCTTGGTTCTGGGGTATTGAAAATTTAAGCGGAGGTACTCCTACGGGTAACCCTATTTTGAAAGCATTTTATAATCCTACTGGAGGGACGTTAATTAGTGATGCTAATACAGTAAATTTAGTTAATAGAAACGCAGGTAGCTCTGAAACTTTTGGAGATGTTATAGCTTATAGTGCTACTGGAACGGGTAAAACTGTAACGGGTACGACAGACCCAGTACTTTATCAATTACAAGGTTCTGGTAGAACGTTTGGAACTATTTTCCTTACTTTACCTAAAAACAGTTCTGTGGCTATAACTATTGATATAGCAGGATATGCTACTGCTGATGTTTACGCTGGGTTTACTGGTTTTTATAATATTTAAGAATGAGCATAAAAACTCAAATAGTAGGAGGCAATGGTAAGGCATTATCTTTAGATGATGAAGGTAATGCTAACGTAGTAATCCATAAGCATCCTCCGCTGGATGATAAATATACTTTACTTCCTCTTAGAAGCTACTTTACAAACAATAGTAGCAGAGATATGGATGTAGATGGTTCTGTAAATAGTGTTGACTTTTCTATTGATGCTGATAATATATTTAATAAGTCAATCAAGTCAATGTTTGTTAGTATAGTAGACGCAGGTGCTAGTTTATCAGAATTTGGTAACCTACCTGCTTTAACTAACGGAGTTGAGTTTATATGGGAGTCACAAGACTTTGGTCAAATTGTAATAGCCGATGAATTAAAATCTAACTTTGATTTCGTTGCTTTTGGTGGTGGCTCTCCTGCTTTTGGTAATGGATCAACATCTTTTATAGCTCCTAATGTTATAGGAAATGAAGAAGCTATTATCTCATTTATAGATTTTCAAAAGCTATTTGGTTTTGAGTATGGTATTCCATTAAGAAAAGGAACTAAAGACAGATTGTTATTTAGAATTAATGATAATGTAAGTGCTGTAACTTCCTTTACAGCTATAGGTTACGGTAATCAATTTTAATTATGACACTAACACAAAATACTACTAATGACTTGATATTTTACGCGGCTAGTTCTTTAACTAGTCCGTATTATCTTGTTAGAATGGTTAACCAAAACACTAATAAAGAGTTCGCTTACATTGTTACTGATTTAGCTTCTTGTCCTTTTGTGGTTGCTCAAATGACAGAACCAGGAAGAACGGGAATCGATGATGCAGTGAATGGAACTCTTAAACTAGACACTGGTTACTATCACATTTATCTATACGATCAAGCATCTTCAACGAATCTAGACTATACGTTATCGAATGAATTATTACTAACTGAAATGGGTTACGTATTTAGTGATGAGGATTTTAATAGAAACTTTTTGTAATGGAACAACAAATTAAAGATCTTAACGATAAAATAGATAAAATGTATCTAGCGATAGTAGGAGATGAAGAGCTAGGAGTAGACGGGTTAGCGGATAAAGTGAAAAAGAACTCTGATTATATTGAGCAGGACAAGAAAATGAAGTGGACAGCAGCGGGGGTAATTACAGCAGCTAGTTCGTTTATTTCGTGGTTAATTGGAGATTAATTAGTATATTAGTGTTATGAAGTTTTCAGAAACATCTAAAAAGCGTTTAGCAACTTGTGATCCTTATTTAGTTAAGGTAATGAATAAAGCTATAGAATTAAGTCCTATCGACTTTGGAATAGCTCAAGGTTCAAGAACGGTAGAACAACAAAAAAAGTATTTTAACGAAGGTAAATCAAAGATTAACCCAGATAACTATACTATCGAAGAACTACCTTTAAAAGCAAAGCATATAGTAACTAATGATTATCCATTATCGAGAGCTGTAGACATTTACGCCTGGATTCCAGGTAAAGGAGCTTCATGGGATTCTAAACAATTATTAGTTATTATAGGAGTTGTACTAGCAGTAGATAAGATGTACGAAAATAGATTAAGATCTGGAGCTAATTGGGATATGGACGGAGAGTTTATGACCGATCAAAGGTTTCAAGATTTACCACACTTTGAATTAATTAAATAATATATGAAACTAAAAAGTATTTTAAAAGGGTTTTTAACTGGAGCATTAAAAGCTGTGCCGATTGTAGGTAATATCGCTACAGAGGTTAAAGAACAAGTAGAAAATGATGTAGAACACTCTGCTAAAGGTAAAATAGATTATGCTAGACTATTCGGTTACGTGATTATGGCTATTATTGTTGTATCTGTAATTATCGGTAAATTAGATCTAGAAGATGCAGAGGTATTAATTAAGAAATTAAATTTATTCTCTTTCTTTCAGTAGGGATTTTTCATAGTTTTAGGTTTTTGATTTCAGAAGAGGTTGTCTATATGGCAACCTTTTTTGTTGAAATTATTCTGTTTGATTTTCAATAAGTTATAAAAAAAATGTAAAAAAAGTTGTTAAATAATTTGTGGGTTAAATAAAAAGCACTACCTTTACAATATCGAATAACAAAAACGAATAATATGAACAAGCAATTACACAACGAAGTAGAATCTTATTTAAGAGAAAACTTTGAACACTTAGCAGAAAGAGCTGCAAACGATGGAGATAACTCTATTTACATCGAATTACCAAATTATACAATAGATATCGAATTGATTAACAATGTTGAAGAGGTTTGTTATCCTGGAGATTGTTTAACTCCACCTAGTTATGATTTAGAAGGTACTTTAGAAGTAAGTGAAATCAGAGTTTACACAGAGGACGACGATATGGAGTTTGTTATCTCTAAAGAATTAAATAAAGTATTAACTATAAACTTTTAATCATGAACGCAGCAACAGAATTAAAATACGTTAGAGAAGGAGCTAAGGATTTACAAAAGAGGCTAGATTGGTACATGGATCTAGCTTCTAAACAAGAACAAAAAATAGTAGCTATTCACGATTTACTAACCGATAAATCAAATGCTTTTATTTTAGATATAGAAACGCAAATTTTAAATATTATAAACGAATGACAAAAGAACAAATCATTGAAAAGTGGGAGAAGGAGATCGCCCAAGCAGAAAGTAAGTTAGAAGTATCTTCATTAAAGTATCAAATGAATTTAGAATTAGAAGCTTATGAAAGAGGAGAAGAATACAACCCGCGAAACGATTCAGGAAGTTATGAGTGCGAAGGTTGCGGATCTTAAAGTAGTAGGTATACTAATAGTATTATTTTTAATTAACAAAATCAAATAACTATGAAAGAATTATTTAAAGCATTAGCTAATTTTCAGCAAAGCGTACCAGTTATCCATAAAGGAACTGAGGGTTACGGGTATAGCTATAGTTCGTTGTCTGAGATATTTAAGGTTATCAACCCATTATTAAAAGAAAACGGTTTAGGGTTTACTCAATTACTTGAAGGAAACTCAATTAAAACTATTATCTTCCACGCGGAAAGTGGAGAAAGTATAGAAAGCTCTATGGATATTCCTACGGACGTACAATTAAAAGGTATGAACTACTTTCAAGTAATGGGTAGTGCTATTACTTACTACAGACGTTACGCTTTATCGAGTGCTTTAGGATTAGTAACTGACAAGGATACGGATGCAGCAGGAGAGCAAGTAAAACAAGATAAGCCTTGGTTAAATCCAAATACAGAAGCATGGAGGAAAGTAGTTAAAGCCATGAAAGAAGGTTTTACTCTTGAGCAAGTAAAAAAGAAATACGCTATTAGTAAAGACAATCAAAAGAAGTTAGAAGATGAAGCAGTTTAAAATAAGAGCAAGTGCAGTAGGTCAGATTATGACTAATTCACGTAAAAAAGGGGAGTTGTCAAAAACGACACTCTCCTATGTGGACGAATGGATTAAAACACAAATTTACGGAGTTAATAAAGAAATAGCTTCTAAGTATACCGAGAAAGGGCATAGGTGCGAAGATGCTGCTATTGATTTTGTAGAAAGTGCTTTAGGTTATGATTTCTTAGTAAAAAACGAGGAGTATTTTGAGGATGATTATTTTAAAGGTACTCCTGACTTAATACTAAAAGATGAGATTATAGACATTAAGAACTCGTGGGATTGTTTTACTTTTCCATTGTTAGCGAAAGAGCTACCAAATAAAGACTACTATTATCAGCTCCAGGTTTATATGCACTTAACTGGTAGAAAGAAAGCAAAAGTAATTTATGTGCTAATGGATACACCTGAGGATCTACTAGGATATTATAACAACGTCGTAAGCTATCAAAATATTGATTCTAAGTACAGATTAAAAGTTTTTGATATAGAGTATTCAGAAGAAGTAATTAAAGCCGTTAAAACGCGCGTAAATGAGATTCAAGAATATATTAACAAGTTAAAACTATGAATAAAGAAACACAGAAACAAGTAATGAAGTCTATAGCTCTTTGGGATTTATTCGACGAATCGTTATCTTTGATAGACGAAAGAGATTTAAGACACCGTATGAAGTTTTTATTTAAAGGACTATCTAAGAAATCTCACTTATTAAGGAAAGAGTTAGAACGTAACGGAGTAATTAACCATGAAGAGGATGATTACGAAAGAGTAAAGGAACAAATCGCTGAGACGGTTTTTAAAGAATTTGAAACAATTAAATAATAAATATGGAAAACAAGAAGATTTACGTAGGTAACGGAAAAGAAAACGAACAGTACGGATTTGTAAACTTTTCGGTGTGTTTATCAGACTTACCACAAGAACACGTTAACGAGTACAACGGTAAAAAGTACATTAATCTAACTATTTCTAAAAAGAAAGAAGTAGATGCGTACGGTAAAACTCACGCGGTTACAGTTAACACCTGGAAACCTGAGGAACAAAGCAATACAACAACTGCTCAAGTTGATAACGATTTACCCTTTTAACGATAAAATAAATTTACTAGTTAACAAACTAGAATGTGTGATAACTAAAGTAGAGAGAGTGTAAAAGCTCTCTTTATTTTTTTGTATTCATTTTCAAGCACTTACAAAATAAATTAAAAATAATTGTATTTTTATTTGTTATAATTAAATAACTTTAGTTATATTTGTATAACAACATTAAACAAAACGAATAAAACAAACGAATTATGAATTGTATTATATGTAATAGCGAACTAACTAACACCGATTCAATAAATCGTGGTATGGGTGTTGAATGTTATAAAGTTCTTCAAAATGCGAGAATGAAAGAAGTTTTTAAGGATGAACAAAATCGATTGACATATAATTGGCTTATTGAAGTTGATATTATGAAAAACGCTTTTATTAACAGATTCAAGGAAACTAAATTTAGAAGTAGTTTTAAAAAGTCTTTTTTTAGTTCTATTTCTAATTCTGATAGGATTTCTAAAAAACAAATGGCTATAATTAGAGATATGCTTTTTGATGTTGAATTTGATTTAGATAGCTTATACAAAGAGATTCAAGATTCAAAAAAGGAATTTTTGAGAAAAAAAACTCAAGGCATAGATTTAAGTGTTGCTATGGCAATATCTAGAAGGAAAATAAGAAAGAATAAAAATTAATTAAATTATGAGCTACAAAGAAAAGATTAAAAACAAAGGCTTAAAAATAGTTTGGTTAGCAGACAAAATAGGTGTATCTCAACCGTTATTGTCAATGTATTTGAACGGAGATAGAACAATGCCGAAAGAAATAGAAAGTAAATTAAAAAAACTATTAAAATGAAAAAAGAATCGTATTATTTTTCGCACGATTCAAGTGCAAGAAACGACGAAAAAATACTAGAGCTTAGAATGGATTTAGGTTGGGAAGGATATGGTATTTATTGGGCGTTAATTGAAATGCTGAGAGAAGCTAATGCGTATCAAATGCGAACGCAATACAAACGCATAGCATTTGGATTACAAGTGCCTGAGGATACAGTTAAAAGTATTATTGAAGATTATGGTTTATTTAAAATAAAAGATGATGTTTTATATTCCGAATCATTAAATCACCGTATGGAGCTTAAAGAAGCTAAATCTAAACAAGCGAGAGAAGCAGCTTTAAAAAGTTGGGAATCAAGAAGAAATAAAAAAGATGAAAGCGAATCTAATGCGGACGCATTGCAAAAGGAAAGCGATAGCAATGCAATAAAAGAAAAAGAAATAAAAGAAAAAGAAATATTAATAGATAATATCTCCTCTAAAGAGTTTAGAGAACGTACTATTAAATTCTTAAATAAAACATTAGGATCTAGTTTTAGAGATAGTACACAACAAACTAAAAAAGACTTAAAAAAGATTTGGGAAGAAAAGTATACACTCCAGGAGGTTGGTAAAATGATTGTTTATAAACACCAAGAATGGAAAGACAATAAAGACATGAGTAAGTATTTAGTACCTTCTACTTTATTTAGATTTAGTAACTTTGAAAAGTACGTAGAAGCATCTAGGAACTTTAAACCTAAAAAAGAGGAAAGTTTTTATAGATCAGCTAGTAACCCACAAAGTGGACAATTTTGTTAACGCTAAATGTAAAAAGCGTTTTAATGATTTTTAAATAATGTTATAAAACTTTTAATTAATGGAAACAAGAAAGAAACAAACAGAACATTTTAAAGGACTTATCTATGATTTAGAAGATAAAAATGATAGAATAGCGTTGTTATGGTCTTTAGTAAATGCTAAGAAAATAAATAGAAGACAGTTTAAGGAATTAATTGATTGTTTATAATTATGAAATATTGGTATAAACTAGAAGAGTCAATACAAGGACTTAACCGACTTAGAGAAAAAGGTATAACAAAAGGTTTTGAGGTAGGTTTTGATTTTGAAAAGATAGGAATATCTATAAAAAAAGGTTGTACTACTTACATAGCTGCTGCTCCAGCTTCGGGTAAAAGTGAGTTTTGGTTTGAGATACTTATGAATTTATCTTGTCTTTACGGTTGGAAGCATTTAGTATTTTCTCCTGAAACTGGTAACGTAGAAGAGATTTATGCAGAGCTTTGTTTTAAATACATCGGTAAACCTTACTTTTCAACTGTAGAAGGTCATATGAGTGAAGCCGAAAAAGTTAGGGCTGAGTTATTTGTTAGTCAACATTTTATAGTTATAGACCCTAAAGACAATACTTTAACGGTTAATCAATTCTATGAAATGGCGGATAAGATAGAACAAGAGTTAGGTTGGACTTTTCAAACTACTACTATAGATCCTTTTAATGAGCTTGAATGGGATGGTCAAGGACTTAGTAGAGATCTAGTAATAGAAAAGCAGTTAGGAGATTGTAGAAGAAACGCACGTAAAACGGGTAGACATAATTGTTTAATTACTCATGTTAGGGATCAAGTACTATTAGAGAAAGAAGGAGAATGGTACAACCCGATGCCGACGGCTAGAGATTATTCAGGAGGACAAGCATGGTTTAGAAAGGGTGAACAAATGATAATACTTTGGCGACCTCCGTATAACGTAACAAGAGAAAAAGGAGAAGGAGTATACGAAGGTAACGAAGTGATTATAAAAGTAGCTAAAGAGAAACCTAAAGGAGCATCTATAAAAGGAGAATATACGTTTTTCTACGACAAGAAAAGAAACGCTTACTATCGTAAAGAGAATCACGAAATGATTTACGCGAAAAGAGATTTACAACTAGAGCAAAAAAAGATTAAATTAGAAGAACCTAAAGTAGACGAAACTAACTACTACTCTGGTAAAGGTATGACTCAACACAGAACAATAGAGGAACATTTAAAAGAGAATAACGATTTTTACAATAAAGATATAGGAATATGAAAGTATTAAATTTATACGCTTGTCTAGGAGGTAATAGATACAAGTGGAACGAAGTTAAAGAAGATATAGAAGTAACTGCGGTAGAGTTAGACCCTGAGTTAGCTAAATTATATCAAGAAAGATTTCCAAATGATAAGCTTATAGTTGCAGATGCACACCAATATTTACTAGATCATTACCAAGAGTTTGATTTTATTTGGACTTCTCCTCCTTGTCCGACTCATTCAAGAGCGAGATATTGGGGGATAGGTGCTAATGGTAAAGACCCAGTTTACCCAGATATGAAACTTTATCAAGAGATTTTGTTTTTACAAACTCATTTTAAAGGTAAATATGTTGTAGAAAATGTTATACCGTATTATGAGCCATTAATTAAAGCTCAAAAAAGAGATAGGCATTTATACTGGTCTAACTTTACCTTGCCTACTATTGTTAGTCATAGAGATAAAGCTAAAATCTCTTCAGGTAAAAACGAAGTAAATAACTTATGCGAGTTTCACGATTACGACTTTAGAAAATACAAAGGAGAGCAGCGTCTAAATAAAATAGCTAGAAACTTAGTTGATTACGAAGCAGGAAAAACTATATTTGCTACTGCTTTAGGTGTAATATCTCAATCTAAACAAGAACAAGGAACTTTATTCTAATGAAACAATACAACATCTTCGGAGGAATAGACATACTAGATAACGAAAACCAAATAACAATTAGAAACTATGAAACACATGAAACCAGTAATTGCCGAGAGTGTACTTTCAGAATTAATAGCACTATACGAGAAGCAAGGAACAGACAAAGCAAAGGAATGGATAAAAAAACTAAAGTTTGTGAGATTACATTTAGCTCAATTATCTATCGAGAATAACGATCTAAGAGAGGAAAATGATAGAGTTTATTTAGAGCTATCTCCATTAGAAGCGGCTTATACTACAATGAAAAGAAAGTACGAGAAAGCAGAACAAGATTTAAAAACATTAAAAGAGAATTTATAAATAGTAAAATATTTATTAAAAATAAATTAGTATATTTCGTAAAACTTTAATAAATGGCTTGGAAATCAGAGTATCAGAAAAAGAAACCTCATAGACCTAGAATGACTGATGAGGAGTTTAAAGAATATCAAGCTTGGAAATCAGAAGAAAAAGAAAGATTAAAAGGATTAAAAGCAGAAGCTAAAGCTCAAGGAATACCTTTAGATAAAGTAAAGCAATATTGGTATAAGTCTAAGCACTATTCGATCAATGTTAAAGGAGAAGGCTCTAAATCACTTGAAGAGATTAAACAAGAAATCTTAGACGAGATTAAAGACTTTGCGCCTAAGTATCCAAAGGTTAAGAGAAAGAAAACTGAGGATGGACATTTGTTAGTAGTTGACATCGCAGATCTTCACATTAATAAGTACGCTGAAGCTGAATTAACTGGAGATGATTATAATACTCAAATAGCAGTTAAAAGAGCTTTACTAGGTACAGAAGGTATACTACAAAAAGCATCGGGTTTTAACATAGATAAAATAGTTTTCGTTATAGGTAACGATGTACTTAACACCGATACGATAAGTAGAACAACAACGAAAGGTACTCCACAAGACACCGATACACATTGGTTTAAGGCTTTTACTATAGCTAGAGAGGTTTACGTTAGATGTATAGAAATGTGCTTACAAGTAGCGGATGTTGACGTAATACATTGTCCTTCTAATCATGATTTTATGTCGAGCTGTTTTTTAGCTGACTCTTTAAAGTCTTGGTTTAGGTTAAATAAACAAGTTAAGTTTGATTCATCACCAGCTTATAGAAAATATTATCAGTATCATAACAATATGTTAGAGTTTGAGCATGGGGATAAAGGTAAGATGGCACAACTACCTTTAGTTATGGCTCAAGAAAAACCTCAAATGTGGGCAGAAACTAAATTTAGATACGGGTACTTACACCACGTACACCACTCTGATAAGAACCAATTCAAGTCTAGTAAAGATTATATCGGTGTTAATGTAACTTATTTACGTTCTCCTTCTAGTGCTGATTTATACCATTACGACAATCAATATCTAAACATTGTTGCGGTAGAAGGATTCGTACATAGTAAAGAAATGGGAAGGGTTGCACATTTAACACACTACTTCTAATGATCTACTTAACAGAAATAAAAGCTATTGATCCTAAGGACGGCAAACTAAAAACCTGGGAAGGTGCAAGAGTAAACGCTTCGTCCTGGGATAAAGCGCAAGAAACTTTAGATAATAACGGTTTAGGTATGTGCAAAGTGATAGGAACACTACAAGAAGAATTTGATGACAAAGACACTACCACAACTTAAAAAAGAGCTTTGGAAATGGTTTTCTATATTTATTCGTACTAGAAATACGGACGATAACGGTATGGATTCTTGTGTAACGTGCGGAGCTTGGAAGCATTGGAGAGAAGTAGATGCTGGGCATTACATAACTAGAGGAGATTTAGCTACGTGTTTCGATGAGCGTAACGTTCAATTCCAATGTAAAAGATGCAACATGAGGGGAGGAGAACAATATCTAATGGCTAAGTACTTAGATAAGGTATATGGAGAAGGCACAGCTGAAGAATTACAATCTATAAGAAAGAATAAAGTCAAGTTTGATAGAGCTTGGTATCAAGATAAAATAGCCTACTATAAAGAAATAGTAAAAAACCACGAAAATTATTCTCATTGATTTTCAAACAGTTAACTAAATCTAGTTAAAAAAGTGTTAAAAAAGTTTTGCAGGTCTTAAAGTTCGTCGTATATTTGAACTATACAAATAAACAAAACGAATAATTTTAAAGACTATGAAAGAGTTAAAACTAAAAACTGTAAGAGCTGTAAAGAAAACAATCATTAGACAGCAATTAAGCGAAGGGATCTTAAATTTCGCGTTTATCAAAAAAGACGGGTCAACTAGAGTAGCTAACGGAACAACTAACTTAGATTTAATTCCTCAAGAGTTTCACCCAAAAGGTAACGGTAAAGCATCGGATAAAGTAATAGCTTACTTTGACACCGATAAAAATGCGTGGAGATGTTTATCTAGTAACACTGAATTTGTAACCAATTAATTTTTGAACTATGGTACTGATAAAAACAGAAAACAAGACGCTTTTAGTTAATACTAATAGAATAGCATCTATTTTAATTTGGGAAGGAAGTAACCATATGACTGATAGAGTGCATTATAAATTAGCTTTAAACTACGGGGGTACTGAGGAATCTTGTGACCTTCTAAGTTTTAAAACGGAATCCGAAAGAAATGAAGCTCTAAACAAATTAGTAATCAATTAATTATTAACCATTATTCTTCTATTATTAAGCTCCTCTTCGGAGGGGCTTTTTATTAAAAATCAAAAACATGAATTATGAAACATTTGAATAAAAAAATAGGTATGTTAGGGCAGAAGCTTGTTTGTGATTATTTAAAAACTAATAAAATTAATTATTGGACTAACTTTAATGATAATTATAATATTACCGATATCGTAATGCAAAGAAATAATAAATTATCTTTTGTTGAGGTATCTACAAAATCACATACTAAAAAAAAGGGATGCAAAGTCACAGGTAAAAACAAAAAACAAATAGACTTATATTTAAAAAGGCAGAGAGACTTTGGTGTTATATATTTTATAGTTTTTGTAGATATTAAAACTAAATCAATTTATGGTAATTACCTCAATAATTTAATGAATTTAAGTTTTTATAATGACAACGAATTTCCTATTGTTGAAAATTGTGGAGGTCAGGAAATAATGTTTTTTAATTTGAATAGTATGATAAAATTAAAAGACTTAGATGTAGAGGAGTTAGATAATTTAAGTAAATTGCACTTTGCAAATAAATTTAACAAAAATCAATTATTAATATTATAAATTATGGATATAGAATTTAAAAAAAATACAGTTTTTAACTGTGATTGTTTTGATTTAATTAAAGTTATTCCAGACAATAGTTTAGACTTAGTTATAGTAGACCCTCCTTATGGGGATGGGGTGGGTTATGGAAGAAAAAACAAAGAAATATTAAACAATGAAGATGAGAGTATTAATTATAAATTTCTTGATGCTATTTATCGAAAAATGAAAAACAATACAAGCTTGTATTTATTTAGTAATCATAAATTTGTTTATCAAATAAAAGAACACGCTATTAAAAACGGTTATAATTATCGAATGCTTTGTATTATGGTTAAGAATAATATTGGGATGGGTTACGGTTTTAGGAATCAATATGAAGTATGTTTAGTTTTAGAAAAAGGTAAAGCTAAATATAACAGAAACGACATGAGTAATGTTTGGAAAATGAAGCATGTAAACCACACAGATAAGAGTCATCCTCATCAAAAAGAATACGATGTTATAAGACGTATAATATTACACAGTAGCAAAGAAGGTGATTTAGTTTTCGATGCTTTTATGGGCTCTTTTAGTACAGCTATAGCTTGTCATAAAGAGAAAAGAGATTTTATAGGTTCTGAATTAGATTCTAAATGGTATAAATTAGGACAAGAAAAACTAAACAATGAAATAAATCAAACATCACTATTTTAATATGAAAACAAGACAAATAAGAGAATTTAACAAAGCGTTTGACTACCCGACTCCAAAAGAGCCAACGGTAGAAGCTAACTTTAAATTAAGACACACATTAATAGCAGAAGAGTTAAGAGAGTATTACGATGCTTGTTTAGACAAAGATATTATAGAAATAGCCGATGCGATAGGAGATATGCTATACTTAGTATTAGGAGCAGCTGTAGAACATGGGATTAACATTAATCCAGTATTTGACGAGATACATAGAAGTAATATGTCTAAGCTCCAGGACGGTAAAGTAATCCGTAGAGAAGATGGTAAAGTACTAAAAGGAGAGAATTATTTTCCACCTAACATTGAGAAAGTACTAAAACTAAATCCGATTAAAGAGTTTGAAGCTGAAGACTTTATGGAGCATTGTGTAGACGTAGTATGTGAAAAGTACAAGATTAATAAAGAAGAGCTATTTAACAAAACACGTAAAAGGGAATACGTAGAAGCTAGACAAGTAGTATTTTACTTAGTAGATAGAAGATTTAAAAAGTGGGGACATTATGAGAAAGCTATAAGAAAGTGGACTAATTTAGATCGTGTAACGGTATCGGTACACTCAGTTAGAACTATTGCAGGAATCATAGATTACGATCTAGCATTTAGTGATAAAGTAGATGTTATGTATTTTGAAGTATTAAGTAGATTATGATAACTATTTTTCTGACCAGATGGACGTACTTTACGCTGAGATAATTAGACAACTATGAATTTAACAGATAAAATAACAGTAACAAACGAGGACAACATGGAGCTTATGGCTCGTTATCCTGACAACTATTTTGATTTAGCTATTGTAGATCCTCCTTATGGTATTGATGCCAGTAGGATGACAATGGGCAAAGGTAGTGGAAACGATAAAAAAAAGCACAACACTTCAAAAACTTGGGACTTGTCAATACCTGAAGAAAGATATTTTAATGAGTTAAAAAGAGTTTCTAAAGACCAGATAATATGGGGAGGAAATTATTTTTTAGACTATTTAGGAAATACAAGATGCTGTGTTGTTTGGGATAAAAAAGACTACAATTCTGACTTTGCAGATGGAGAATTGGCTTGGACATCTTTTAATAAAAACTTGAAAATATTTCAGAGAGCAAGATCTGCGGGGGGGGATTCTAAAGGGAAAATACATCCAACACAGAAGCCAGTTAAACTATATGAATGGTTGCTTGACAACTATGCTAAAGAAGGAGATAAAATACTGGACACGCATCTTGGAAGCGGTTCGATTGCTATCGCTTGTCATAACAGAGGTTTTGAACTCACAGCTTGTGAACTAGATGAGGAATATTTTAACAAATTTATAAAGAGATTTAAAGACGTAACATCACAAACAAGATTATTTTAATATGATATTAAAAGAAGTAGAATTTAAGTCTTGTAAACGTAGAGCAGATAGAAGTTTAACTTATCAATTCGAAACGTTAAGAGAAGAGGACAGCGAAGCTTTAAAGCAAGGCGATGAATTAATAGGTACTAGAGGTATAATATACTTTAATACTGAAATTAACGAAGCTCAAAAAGAAGCGATAGATGAGCAGTTAAAGAATGAGATTATAGAACCTCAACGAACAAAAAGCCAGGTACTAAGATATTCTATTCTTAAATTAGCTAAAGCACTAGGTAAAGACAAAGAAGCTTACTATAACGAGATGATGGATCGTTTTATAGACCACATTCAAGGCAAATTATAATATTTTAATTACTTTTATAAAAAAATCAAAAAACATGAAAACAATTATTTTAACAGCATTATTACTAACTACTATTATTTCAAAAGGTCAAACAGTAGTAACTGGTTCTATCGATCGTGTACAATTTAATTGGGCAGGAGAAACAAAAGAAGTTAATCTTAAGTTCATAGAAGTGATTCACGGGTTTACTGACCCAAACGCTCCACAATCTTTTTTTAGATTTAAAGATGGCGATGAATTAGATAATACTATTTATTATACTGATTATTTAGGAAAAGAAGAATTTGATTGGGGGTATACTTTTACTGTGGAAGCTTATGACGGCGACGGTACACGTTGTAAAGTAGTTTATGTTATACAAAAAGATGAGAAAATATATTACGTTCTAGAATATACTGATAAATCTTATTACTTTTTTGTAAATGAAGTAACTAGATTTCAAAACGAATAATAAATAAATTTAAAAATCAAGGGACTCTTAGGAGTCCTTTTTTAATTGATAAAATGGATTTAATATTTAAAAGAAAATACTGTCCAGGATGTAGAAAGAAACGCTTTATCTGGAGGAAGTCATTTAAGAAATACGTAATACAAAAAACACAAGGAACTAGATATTATTGTGAAAGGTGTAATTTTAAAATACGTAAACAAATAAATAAATAGTTTTTCGTATATTAAGGGTATGGAAGTATCCGACTTGTTTATAGATCATGAGGGAGATTTGTTATATGGGCAAATAACAATAAAGAATGAATACGAAGCTTATCCAGAGTTTTATTCTGAAATAGTAGAAGGTATTTATTTACTCCCTTTTGATTTCACAGTAGAAGAAGAAGGTATAAAGTACAGATTCTTTTACACTGGGATAGATAAGTTAGACTTCTTTAGCTATGAAATTAAAAAAATATGAAAGAAAGATTTATTACATTATTAGAAACAGTTAAATATCCATATGAAAGGGTAAACGCTGTAGATAAAAGAGAATTAATAGATATACACAAGGCTATTTTTAACTATTCTAGTCAATGGTATAGAGAACGTTCTAACGGTTGTAGTAGTTGTACGGCTTCAATGCTTAATGATTTATCAAGGCGTTTTGAATTACCGCCTATACCAGAAGCTAATCAATCAGAGTATGAGCGTAGGAAAGCTATTTGTTTGAGTTGTACGGGTTGTAGAGTAAATGGTAAAGTGTTAACTTGTGGAGAGTTTGGTAAACCAACTAAAGGACGTTATCCTACTTGTGGGTGTATTATTAATATAAAAGCAAGATTCAAGATTTTTAATTGCCCTAGAGGTAAATGGAATGAAAACAAGTAAAGACATATACAAACAACTAGATGCTATACTATCGCTACCTGACTGGGAGATATACCAAGGGTTAATAGAGGAATTAATTTTAAAGTTAGATGAAATTGAAAGAAGCACTAAAAGTAGTGAGAAAAATGCACGAAGAAGCGATAGATGATTTAATGGATAGTTATGAAGGGTATGAAGAAGAATTATATCTTTATGTTTATTCAGAGGATTTAGATGATGGTTATTTATTCGAGTTCTTTTATAAAGATCAGTATGATAATAAAGTAACTGATTCACTATTTATCAAGTATAATTATTGTGAGAACTAATGGAAGAAGTAAGTAAACAACAGAATGTAAGTAAGAGTGTAGATGCTATACATTTATTGTATGCATTGAAGCTTATTACTTTAGAAGAGTTTAATAGTATTTATAGAAAAATAAAAGATTATGCCAACGAAAGCAGACACAGCGCAGAGCCAGGAGAGAACTCGTAAGGCAATAGAATGTATATTAAAGCATAACTATTCTAGGCGTGAATGGGTTCAATATTGTTCAAAAAAATATGATATAGGTGATAGACAAGCAGATACATATTGGAAATTCGCTAATGAACATATTGTAGAAAAATGGACTAAGAAAAAAGACACGTTAATAGAGGAACATTACGGGCGGCTTTTTGACTTATACGAGAAAGCAGTAAACGCTGAAGAGTGGAATGTAGCACGATTGTGTTTACAAGATTTAAGCAAATTAACTGGTATTAACGAACCAGAGAAGAAAGACATAACTTCTAACGGTGAGAGTATTAAAATTATAATTGGTGTAGATGAGGACGACGATTAAAATAGGGTTTGTAGTAATATTATTATTATCTTTGTTTGTAATAGTATTTGGAGGAGGTAAGGACTTATACGAAATGTTAGAAGGATTGCCTATCTTTGATTTAGTAGTAATAACTATTCCAGTGATTAGTTTATTAGCTATAGGATACGGTATAGCGATTATATTAATTACATGGATACAAGCATTAATAAGATGGTTAGAAAAGTAACACCAAGAAACGAAATTAAGTTTAGACGTAAAAGACTAAAAGAAGGCTATAGAGAACCTAATGGCACTAGATGGATTAACGATATATTTGTTAGCGAATCACGTAGACACGCGTACGTTAAATGGATTAAAAGAGTAGAGTTATGATACTTTGGTTAATTTACTGCATCTTCGACGGTATATCAGACGCTTTTATGTTCTACAATATAAAGACGTATAATAACCAAGTGTTAGGTCATGACATACACGTATTCTTAACGGGTAAGAGGTTTATATTCCTTTTACCTATTTTGTTTGTATTCGGTTTAAAAACAGTTATAGCTTGTTCACTTGTTCAACCATTCATACATAATGGATTTTACTTTGAAACACGTAAGAGATTAGATAACGCGTATCCAGTTGGTTTCTTCACTACTAAAGAAGAAGATTGGTCTACGGCTAAGATAGATTTTGATAACGCTTATATTAGAAGCATAATGTTTGTGCTAGGATTAGCAGTACTATGGCTATAAAACTAACTAAAAAACAATACGAAGCTTATACTTATCTTCAAGATGATGATACTATAGAAGTATTATATGGAGGTGCTGCTGGAGGAGGAAAGTCTTGGTTTGGTTGTTTATGGATTGTTAGAAATTGTTTTAATTATCCTGGAACAAGATGGCTTATCGGACGTAGTAAACTAGATGCTTTAAAGAAAACAACACTTAATACTTTTTTTGACCTTGCTTCTACACTCAAAATTAATAACGAATATAATTATAATGCTAACGAAAAAGTTATTACTTTCTCCAATGGCTCTCAAATTATACTTAAAGATCTTTTCTTATATCCGTCAGATCCTAATTTCGACTCACTCGGCTCACTTGAAATCACTGGTGCGTTTATTGACGAATGTAATCAAGTGGTTGAAAAGGCTAAGAATGTGGTAATGTCCAGGATGAGGTATAAGCTAAACGATTATAATTTATCTCCTAAGATGTTAATGACTTGTAACCCTGCTAAGAATTGGGTGTATCATACATTTTATAAACCACACAAAGAAGGAACACTACCAAAGCACAGAAAGTTTATACAAGCTTTATTAAGCGATAATAAGCACGTTCATAGTTCTTACGCTGATGCACTAGGAAGATTAGACGAAGCTTCAAGGCAAAGGTTATTACTTGGTAACTGGGAGTACGATTCTGACTTATCAAAACTATTTGACTACAATTCGTTAACTAATTTATTTACTAATGAATTTGTAGAGCATGGAACTAATTTTATTACTGCTGATATTGCGCGGTTTGGTAGCGATAAAACAATTATTGGACTTTGGTCAGGATGGAGATTAGAAGAAATAATTACTCTAAGCGGTTCGGATATTGTAAACACTTCTAAGGTTATAAGAGAAAAAGCAAATAGTTTAGCTATTCCTATGTCTAATGTTTTAGTAGATGAAGATGGAGTAGGTGGAGGAGTAAAAGACATTTTGCGTTGTCAGGGATTCGTTAACAATAGCACACCTATGAAAGTAGAAGGAGAGAAAGAAAACTTTTCTAATCTTAAAAGCCAGTGTTATTTTAAGTTAGCTGACAAAGTACGTGATAACAAAGTATACATTAAAGATTCTAGTGTTATGGATATAATGATACAAGAGCTTGAACAGATCAAACAAAAGGACATGGATAAAGACGGTAAGAAAGCTGTTATACCTAAAGACAAGATAAAAGAGCTTATAGGACGCTCTCCTGATTATGCCGATATGTTAATGATGCGTGTATACTTCGATATGTATAAAACAGCTTCCTGGTTAGATGACTTATATTAATGCGTTTTTTATGCGTTCGCATTACATTCGCTATGCGTTCGCATTGCGTTCGCTATGCAAGTAAAGTAAAGTAAAGTAAATGAAAATAAAAGATATAGTTAATAGACCTAATGGGTCATCTTACACTTTAGAAGAGATGTGCTATATCATCGAACAATATGTGTTAATAAAAAAGAATCGTAAGATAGTTGTAAACCCTTATAAGAATTGTATATTTAATAATAGGCTAAACGGTTTGTATTTTAAAATCGAAGTCAAGAAAGTAATAAAAGCATTTAATAACGCTTTAGTTTTTTTAACTCACTAAAAATTAGTATATTAATGTCTGTAAATGAATATCTTACGAATATGGAAAAGAAGAGGAAAATAGACAAACACCTAGAAGCTATGGCAAAGCTAAGAGCTACACTAGGGAGCGACTCTACCAACAAGGAAAAGCAAGAGGTTAAAAAGCAGTGTAACGAACACATGAAAGCTATTAAGGATATTGATAAAGAGTATTATCAAGTAATTAGTTTAGATAAATGATTAAAGGTAACCTACAACCTATAAGAAAGACTAAACTACCTAAGTGGTTAACTAAAGATACTAGGATAAACTTTGAGATACCTAGTGGTTGGCATGAGGTAACACTAGAACAGTTTATTAAGATTTCTAAGGACTTAGATTACTTGGAGATGTTTAGTGTATTATCGGGTATAGACTTAGAAACTGTTAGGCAATGTGAACCTAAAGAAGTAGCTTATATTGTAGATCAATTACAAGACTTATACAATCCTAAAGACTTAGAAAACTTAACAGATCACGTAGAAGAGTTTGAGCTAGAAGGAGTAACTTATAAAGTGAATCCTAATCTAATTAATGAGAAAGCAGGTCAATGGTGGGATATGAAAAAGTTAGAAGCCGATGCACAAGATAATCCTATAGAGTTTGTGCCTATGCTAATATCAATGTTATCTAGGCCTGAAGGAGAGGAATACGACTACGCTAAAGCAAAAGAGAGAGAGAAAGAGTTTTTAAAGTTAGATGTTCTTACAGCTTTTAAAATTCGTACTTTTTTTTTGAGCAGTCAGTTAGTATATTTAATAAATTCAAACCGCTCTTTGAGAAAGAACACACCGCTGAGGAGAATATCGCAGGTTATGGGCAACTTTCTAAAAAGTTTGGTTCGTTACTTACTATCGTTTCATTGGCTAAAGAACACGCTACGTTATGTGCTATCTTTGGTAAAAAGGAAAAGGTAACGGATTACACGGTAGGCGAAGTGTTTACTTATTTATTAGTAGAACAAGAGAGGAATGAATGTTATAGTAAATTGATAAAGCAAAAGCAGTCATGAATTTAGAGATAATTCATAGTATATTTAACGAGATAGCGACTAAACATAAAGCTATAAAAACATTCTATACGGGGTTGGCTTCAGAGTTCAACCCTGATTTTGATTTAGAGTATCCTGCTTTATTAGTTGATCCAGTTAGTGTAACCAAGTCAATGAGAGAAGGGTTTTTTCAGAATAATTGGAATATCGTTATGGAGGTTATTAATGATTTACCAGAGGATAGAAGCCAAGACAATATCAATAAAGTATTAGATCAAACTCAAAAGATTGTTGACCAAGTACTAAGTAGGTTAATGACTAACTACAACGACAAAACGCTTAGTTTTAATAATCAATCGGTAAGATCCGATTTTATTATTCAAGATAACTTTACTGCATTACCTTTAATTGACGATACGGAATCTAATCACACTGGTTGGCAAGTAACATTTACAATAACCGAGCAAGTACGTTACTCTACTTGTTGTAACGATGACGTTTACGATGCGTAACTTTGCTAGAACATCACTTAGATTAAGGCTTAGAAGTGCTGAGTTAGTTAACGACATTATAGATGATCTTAATAAGCAAGGTAAAAACGCTTCGGGTACACTAGCGAAGAGTGTTAAATTCTCTATGGCTAAAACGGGCGGCTTAATAAGTGTAGATTTCAAAGCTAAAGACTATTGGAAGTGGGTAGATAAAGGACGTAGACCAGGAAAGAATCCACCTATTAAACCTTTAGTAAGATGGGCAAAGAGTAAACTAGGGTTAAGTGGAGAGGATGCAGAACAAGCAGCTTATGCTATTTCTAGATTCATAGGTAAGAACGGAACAAAAGGAACAGATATATTTACAAATAACATTAACAAATTCAAAAAAGATGCTCAAAAGCTACAAGGGAAAGAGCTTAAAGCAGATTTAACTGAGTTTATAACAAAAGCTTTTAAATAATGGCAGATTTAACTAATACAGTAGAATCAACTGTTACAATCGGAACAACTACGCACAAAGTTACGGTTAGTGAAACGATCACTTTGACTAATAACAATGTAGTTAATCAAATCTTAGAAGTATCTCATTCAGCAGAGACAGATATAGCTAAAGCTGGTGCTATTGCTCCAGGTGGGTTAAAAGATCTTAAATATGCTTTAATAGTTAATAGAGATGCTACTAACTTTGTAAGATTAAGAGTGAAAGACGATGGATTACACACTTTTGACGTTAAGTTAGAACCAGGTGAGTTTTTCGTATTACACTCTAGAGATCTTAACGTAAGTACAACGGCAGGAGCTTTTGCATCGTTCACTAATTTAGATACTATAGCGGCTCAAGCAGATACAGCAGCTTGTGATGTAGAAATATTTTTAGCTAACTAATATGGCAATAACAGTAGTAAGTAGACCTAGCCAATACAACGCTGCATACTTACCTATTGAGTATGTTTTTACTTCGGATAAATCACCGAATAGTATAGCTAGTGAAATAAGTACAGCAGGTACTTTATTAGGAGATTCTAATAGTGGGGAAGATGTAGAAGTAACTTGTACGGCACTTCCTTTAGTTGTAGGGGATTTTATAGAGTTAGAAAACGCTTCGAGTTATAGTGGTATTCATAGAGTGTCTAGTATTATTACGGGTACACCTGGAGTCAATGTAACTAAGTTTTCAATAGATACACCAGTAAACACTTCTGTAATATCTGGAGAGCTTTTAACTCCTTTAGCAAGTGTAACGGTATCTAAGTACTATAATAATTTTAGTATAGCTTTAGATCTTTATATAGAAGGAGCTTTTATAGTTCGTCTAAGAAAGAAAAGAAACTCTAACGATCAATTTGTATTTGATATATCTAATATCTTACAAGAGTACTTAGGAAGCGATTTAAACGACTTAACAGAAACTTCTCATACGGTTGCTAGTGATTTAGCTAGAGATTTTTATGTAGAATACGCTGAAGAGTACGACGAAATAACAAACGGAATAAACAATTTAACTTTACAATCATTTACAGATGATTCTGCTAACACTTTTACAGCAGTTAATTCTACTGTGCCTTACGTATGGCTTAGTAATTTTTCTATTGATAGTGTCAATTACAACTTGGCTGACTTCTACAGTGCTTCGACTCCTAACACGAGTACGAGGTTTCTTACAAACCAACCTAGTAAAATTGAAATCGGTAGTAATGAGAGTTATCAATTATCTTTCATTCAAGGAACAATAGCGGTTAAAGACGATCTAACAAGAAGAGTAATTACATACGATTCAAATGGATCGGTAATAGCTACAACGGATACGGTATTAATAGCTTCAAGTAGTTCAGAAGTAGTAAACATATCTTGTGGAACAGCTAACTTAGGTGCAATTATAACGGCTGCTACGATAAAGTACGATGTTAAAATAGTATACGGAACTAGTGTTATAAGTGAAACACTAACTTTTAATATTAACTCAGATTGTTCAAGGATAGAAAGAAGAATAGAGTTTGTAAATAAGCTAGGAGGATTAGACGCTTTTACTTGCAAGGGTAAAGAATCTAAAGACATGGATATTACTAAGAAGATATTCAAGAGAACTTTAAACACTAGTAGATCAATTCCTGAGCGTTCAGTAACAACTGTATCAGTAGATTCTAAAGAAGTATACGCTTTAAATAGTGGTATAGTATCAAAAGAAGAAAGAGATTGGTTAATAGAAATGATTGAGAGTCCAGAGTGTTATATGGTTATAGACTCTTATAGAATACCTATCCAAATTACGGACAAGTTTGGTATAGAGAAACTAGCAGAGGATTCTTATAACATTCAATTCGAGTATGAGTTTGCTTTCGATAGAATAACACAACGTAACTAATGAGCAGTGTTTTAAACATATACAATTTAGATAAGTACGATCCTAATTCGTTTTTAATTCCTTTAACGTTTAGCATTAACGACTTTAGAAACTTAGATACTCGTAACGGGGTTTTTAGTAAGACTATTAAAGTGCCAGGAACTAAAAAGAATGATTCTTTACTAGGTAGTGCTTTCGATATTACAGCAGAAGGTTTTTTTGATAGAAACAAAAGAAGTAGAGCTATAGTAGAAAGAGATGGAATAAGATACTTAGACGGTTCGGTACAACTTAAAAAAGTAAATATATCACAAGGTAGATTTCACGAGTATGAGCTTATTTTATACGGTGAGTTATCTGATTGGGCTAACTTGTTAAAAGGTCGTAACATTAGAGATATTGAGTATAGTACGGTACTTTATAATTACGCTAATCTATCGGGTACTTGGAATAATAACGGTAGAGATAACGAGTATGTTTTTCCAATGGTAGACTATGGTACTTTTAGTAAACCTACAATACCTGATTCAAGCACAGATATTACAGTAGAAAGATTTAGACCTTCTGTGTTCGTTTATTACATCTTTAGAAAGATATTCGAAGCTATAGACTATGAATTAAAGCCTGGATTCTTTGCACGTAAAGAATTTAGAAATCTTATTTTACCTTATGTAGGCGAAGCAACTTATGCTAGTCAAGAGGAAATAGACGGGAATAGATTAGAAGGCAATAAGGATTTAGCGCAAGTTTTCGCTACATCTTTAGAGACTACTGTAATTAACTATTTAAACGCTGGTGGTATAGATGATAATGTAGATCCAGGTAATAACTTTAACTCAACTACAGGTGTTTATACTGCGCCTTATGATGGTAATTACACAATAATATCTAGATTCACAACTCAAAATAAATCTCTTTTATCTGAAACTATAACGTATAGATTAAAAAAGAATGGAGTTACCACTTTATTTGAAATAGATAAGGAGTATGATTATTTAGAGTTTTACTCTTTCTATGTTAATATGGGTAGTTATGATTTAGTAGCTGGTGATACTTTAGAACTAACATTAGAAGGTAATTCTATTTCTCCAAATTATGAGCTATTTAGTGCTGATTTTGATATTACACTATCGCAAATACCAATACAAGATGGTGTTAAATTCGATATTGTTAACGGAGTGTACGACATAACACAAGTAGATTTTATTAAGTCTTTTTGTCAAATGTTTAACCTAGTATGTTTAACCGATTCAAGATTAAAGAGCGTAGAGTTTATACATAGGGATGAATTTTACAAACCTATATCAGAAGCAGACGATTGGAGTAGTAAATTAGACATTAATAGACCTCAAGAGCTTGAGCAAATAGAAGAAGGGCTAAACTCTATTCTTAAATTTGAATATGCTAAAGACGAGAACGACGATAGTTTAGTAAGTTTTAGACAAACATATAACACTTATTACGGTAACGATGAGAGAATACTAGATAATGAGTTTCTACAAGGAAGTAAAAACGTAGCTAATTTACCGTATGCACCTACTTTAATGGGATATGGTTTTGTTAATAACACTCATTACTTACCTAGAATGTATAACGATGGATTCACTAAAGAACTAGAGCCTAGAGTTTTAATATACGACGGGCTGCAAAACGGTAGTTGGACATTTGACAGTAACAACGAAACACAGTATCCTTTTGCTTATTTTATTAAAAACATATCAACACCTCAAGATATATCTTTGAGTTTTAGTAATTTAAAAGACGTTAGCCAAGGATTACAACAAAATGACTTAGGGTTAGTGGATAAGTATTATAAAGAGCAAATAAGACAAATAAATAACGGTAGACTTTATACGTGTTATTTAAAATTAAACCCTATAGACATAGTTAATCTAGACTTTAGAAAACCTAAGTTAATTAATGGAGTTTATTACTACTTAAACAAAGTAGAGGATTACCTAGCAGGTAAAGATGTAAGTACAAAAGTTGAATTAATACAAGTAGTGTAATGGCTAGAGAAGAAATATTTTTTGGAGTAAACATAGATACAGGTCAAACTATTAAAAAGTTTGGCGATTTAAAAGCTCAAACAAAGAAATTAAAGGAAGAGTTAGATAGGACTAAAGTAGGTACTAAAAGATTTAACGAGCTTAAAGAAGCTATAACTAAGAATCAAGCTACTATAAGACGTTTTAACCGTCAGTTAAGAGATACTAAGTCTTTAGCTACTAGAGTAGGACAAGGTATGACTAACGCTTTTAAAGGTGTTGGAGCAGCTATGGCTGGAGCTTTCGCGGCTAAAGCTATATTTGATTTTTTTAAGAACGCTTCTAAAAAACTAGCAGACTTCGAGCAACAAATGGCTAAAGTAGAAGCTGTTACTGGAGCGACTGAGTTTGGAATGAAACAATTAACTAAATCAGCTAAAGAGTTAGGTGCTAGTTCTCAATTTACAGCGTCTCAAGTAGGAGAGCTACAAGAAGAATTTGCTAAGTTAGGTTTTAGTACTCAAGAAATATTAGATGCTACAGAAGCAACACTAGATTTAGCTACAGCTACACAATCAGATTTATCACAAGCGGCGACAGTAGCAGCAGCAACTGTTAAAGGTTTTGGTTTACAAGCAGATGAAACACAAAGAGTCGTAGACGTTATGGCTAAATCGTTTTCAAGTTCTGCTTTAGATATTAGTAAGTTTCAAACAGCAATGGCGACAGTAGCACCAGTGGCTAAAAGCGCTGGTGTTGGTCTTGAAGAAACAACTGCTATACTTGGTAGGTTAACAGATAGAGGTATAGACGCTTCTACAGCGGGGACTGCATTAAGAAATATGTATCTTAAATTAGCTGAAAAAGGATTAACTTGGAATGAAGCTTTATCTAAAATACAAAACGCTACAGATAAGAACGCTACAGCTTTAGAATTATTTGGTACTAGAGGAGCAACAGTGGCTACTATTATAGCTGAAAACACAGACAATATAAATGAATTTACTACATCGTTAGAAGAAGCAGAAGGAGCAGCTAAAGAAATGGCGGAAACCGTTGGTAGTACGTTACAAGGAGACATGAAAAGACTAGAGTCTGCTTGGGAAGGTTTAGTGCTATCATTTCAAGACGGTAACAATATAATAAAAGACACTGTACAAGCCGCTACAGATTTACTTAATACTCTTACAAAAGAGAGAGAAATAATAAACACAGTAGAAGCTTTCGGTTTATTTAAAGATGAATTATTTAGTATCGTAGACGTAGTTGAAGCAGTAGAGGAAACTAATGAAGATTTATTAAGTGATAGACAGAAAACTGTAAGGAATTTATTTAATCTAGATAAACAATTAACAGAACAAATAAATGAATTAGTTAAAACTCAAAATAAAGAAGGTTTAAAAGAATTTGCTAAAAATAACTTAGCTATTATAAAAGAAATAAGGAAAACAAATAAAGCAGCAGGAGACGCAACTGGAGAACAATATGATGCTTTTGCTAAAGCTTATTCCGCTTCTATAATTGCAGCTATGAGTGAGCTTAAAAAATTAAATGAAGCTTCTAATGAAGAATTAGATGAATCATTAGGTAATATTCAAGATAAACTTTACATACAAATAGATCCTAGAAAAGCTGAAGATCCTTTAAAAAATGTTAAAAGGATTTTAAAAGAAATAGGAGAATTAACAGACACAGATATTACTGGTTCTTTTGACGAGACTTTAAATAAAATAGGCAGTGAAGTTATACAGTTAAAACCTAAGGTTAAAGAGACTAATGATGAGTTGTTTATAATGTTAACTACATTTGAAGAAATAACTTTAGCTTTAAATGGTTTATCTTTTGGTCTAGCAGAAGCGTCTGTAGGTTTTGCAGAATTAGCACAACAACAAGCAGAAGGAAGTGCTAAACAACAAAAACTAGCTAAAATATCCATTAGACTAGGTCAAGCGGAGTTAGCAATTAATAGAGCAGTAGCTTTATCTGAAGCTTTTAAAGGTATAGGTAAAGACATTGGTAAAGGTTTCCCTACTAACTTAATAGCTGTAGCTAGTACATTAGGTTTAATGGTTTCAACTTTTGCAAGTTTTAAAGCTTTAACAGCTCCAGTTAAATTTCAAAGAGGAGGAGTTATTAAAGGAGCTTCTCACGCTAACGGAGGCGTACCAGTTAAAATGGCTAACGGTGGAATGGTAGAAGCTGAAGGAGGTGAAGCTATAATCAATAAAAAGTCTACAGCAGCTTTTGCACCTATATTAAGTGCTATAAACTCTTACGGTGGATACGGAGATAAATTTGAAAGAGGTGGACTATTAGGAGTACCTTCTACGAGTCCAGTAGGAGATACTACCAACGCTCAATTATTAGGAGCTTTAAATAATATTAATTTTCAACCAACAGTAAGCGTAATAGAAATAAACGAAGCACAAACAAGAATAAACGAGGTAAACACGTCATCACAATTATGAAAAAAGAACTATCTAACTACTTAGGTATTGATTTAGAAACTATCAATTTACTATTTGATAATTATTTGATCGATCCTAAAAGCGTAACAAGGTTTTTAATAATGAAGGAATACGAAGAAATTAAGAGTAAAGAACCAAGCAGAAGTAACACAGATATTTATTTAGAATTAGCTGATAAGCATAGAGTTTGCGAAAGTTCTATTTATAAATGGATAAAGTTATATTCTTTGTAAATTCCTTACTTTTTTTTAAAGAATGATAATAATAATTTAGTAGGATATGTGGTATAAAGCGCAATTAAAAGACAAAAAAGTAGAAGTAGATATTTTCGACGAAATCGGAGGATTTGGAGTAACTGCTGAAAACTTTAGAGATGATGTTAAAGCATTGTTAGATGAACACAACTACGCTAACGAACTGCATATTAATCTTAACTCTCCTGGAGGTTCTGTATTTGACGGGATAGCGATTCATAACTTTATAGCAGGTTTAAACATGAAAACGGTAATTAAAATAGATGCTTTAGCGGCTTCTATTGCTACTGTTATTGCTTTAGGTGCTGATGAGGTACACATGAATCAAAACGCTTTCTTTATGATTCATAACCCTTGGACTGTAGTTATGGGTGAAGCTGACGAGATGAGAAAACAAGCCGACGTAATGGACAAGATTAAGGACGTTATCGTAGGTATTTATCTAAGAAAGACTAGAATCTCTAGAGCTGAATTATCCGACTTAATGGATAACGAAACGTGGTTAACTGCTGAGGAAGCTAAAAGAATGAATTTCATTGATGTAATTAGTGGAGGTTTAGCTATTGCAGCGTGTGCTACAACTGGATTTATAAATAATTTTAATAACATACCAAAAAGTTTAAAAATGGCAGAAGAATTAGAAAATGTTTCTAATGAGCTAGAGGTAACTAACGAGGTAGAAACTACAGAAGTAGAAGAAACTGTAGAGGAAACTGTTGAAGAAGTTACTAATGAAACTGAGGAGGTAGAAAACGTAGAGGAAACTGAATCTACGGAGGAAACTACCGAAGTAGAAGAGGTTCAAGAAGAAACTATTTTAAACAAAGTTAAAACTTACTTAGCTGGTTTAATCTCTGACAAAAAAGAGAATGAAGAGTTATCCGATAGATACGGAGAAGTAAGTAACGAACTTAAAGATGCTAATAACTTAATCGAGGATTTAAAAGCTGAGAACGTGGAAAAAGACGAGGTATTAAACCAATCTTTAGAAGCAATCAAAAACTTAGAATCTAAGAATAGTGATTTAGCAAAAGAAGTAAAGGAGTTAAAAGCAAAATTAGACGAGCCAGTAGGTGAAGAGTTAGTAGCTACTCCAGTAAATGAAAGTAAAAAAGAAGTGAAGTCTTTTAGAGACACACTAGCACAGATTAAAAACAATAAAAAATAATTAAAAAATGGCATTTGATTTAACGGCACTAAGTGCATACACAACTGAACACGCAGAGGAGTTTTTCGCGAAGTCAGTAATGAAATCTAAGACTGCTGGAATTATGAACGTTCTTTCTGGATTCAAACCAGGAGCGCATAAGTTACCAGAGTTCGATCACGCATACGATTTATTCCAAGATGGTTCTTCTTGTGGATTCGCAGCGTCAGGAGATTTATCTATTAAGCAAAGATCTATTACTGTAGAGTCTTTAAAGATTAATACAGAGTACTGTTTAAGAGATTTAGAAGCTAAATTTACTAGACAAATCTTACCAACTGGTCAAGAGTATGATGGACTTGGACCAGTAGAAGCAGGTTTAATGTCTGAGCTTGATAAGAAAGTAGGTAAAATGACTGAGCTTTTATTATGGAACGGTAATAAAGCTACTGCACCTAACGCTATTTCTTCTTACGATTTAGTAAACGGTCTTTTAAAGGTATTAGCAGACGAAACTGGAAACTTAGCAGCAGAAAACACTACGGGAGCTTTAACTACTTCTAACATCATCGGAGCAGTAGAAGGTCTTTACGATGCTTTACCAGTAGATGCTTACTCTACTATTCAAGATGAAGCTTGGGTTGTTTTAATGGGAGATGACAAAGCTAAGATGTACGAAAGAGCATACAGAGATACTCATGGAGCTGTAGTTTACAACCAAGGATTCGAGAAGAGATACGTAGACGGAACTAACATCGAAATCGTAGGAGTACCTGGATTAAACGGAACTGACAAATTAGTACTTGCTAAGAGAGATAACTTAATTTTAGCGGTAGACGTTGACGGTGAAGAAATGGACTTTAGAGTTTACATGGATAACGACATGGAAAACGTTAGAGTTAAGGCAAGATTCGCTATGGGTGTTCAAATCCACTTCCCAGGAGAGGTTGCAATCGATAACTAAAATATTAACGGGGAGTTCACGCTCCCCTTTTAAAACTTTATAAAATGGCAGAATGTTTAATAACAGCAGGATGGACTGGACCAAGTTGCGCAGATACTTTTAACGTTCCTGGTATTGAAAAAGACGAGATTTTATTTGCTAACAAATCAGAGATTTCAGCATTTTCTGAGACTGTTACGGGTGAGATTGACGGAATTACTTTCGATACTTACAAAGGATTCTATAGAGTAACTGTACACAAGGATACAGCGTCTTGGACTGAGGAGTTACAAGTAGGAACTAACTCAGGATTTTACTATAACCAATCTTTTACTTTTAGAACTATTGACTCAGCTACTTCTATTAGAAACGCTATCAATAACTTTGTAGGTACTTCTGTAGTAGCTATGGCTAAAGATAAGAATGGTAATTGGATTGTATTAGGAGAAACTGACGGTATTGAATTATCAGAGCAAACTAAAACAAGTGGAGCAGCACCAGGAGATGACACTGGAGATGTATTAACTTTCTCTGGAGTAAATAGAGGAAAAGCTAAGAAATTCTTCAAAACTGATGCAGCAACAACAGAAACAACAGTAGACGGTTACGTAGTTGGATAGTGATAGATGTGTATTTAAAGAGGGAGGTGTTTTAATATCTCCCTTTTTTTATGTATTTTAATTAAAAATTATATTATGGCACGTAAAAAGAGACAAAGCGATACGGTTAAAAAAGCAATCGCAGAATTTAATCAAGAGGTATACACTGATTTCGAAGTAAAAGAAAGAAAGTGGAAGTTTAAGAATCCTAACAGAAAAGTAATTATAGGTAGAATTGAAATTATTCAAGACGACTTAGAAAGAAATCAAGAAATAGCTCAGTATTTAATCTCTAAAGGGTTAGAAGATCTTTTATGCTTCGAGTAAGACAGATTTATTATAAACCAACTCAACTACATTTTAATATGGGGGATACTAGTGATTTTATTCCCCTTTTTAATAATAAGTCCGATCATCTTTTAGAATCTGGTGTAATCAAAAGAATGTACGAGGAAAAAGATCACTTACTAGATGAGTATTATGGTGTAGTAAGTCATAAGTTCTATAAGAAAATACATAAAACTAGCTCATACGTTTTAGATCAAATAGAAAACTGTCCTACTAGACCTGATGTGTTTAGTTTTTTTGCTAAGAATCCTAAACTTAATTTAGTCAATCAAGGTAATTCATGGCATCCTTTATTTAAAGATATTTACTTACGTATATCTAAATTACTTGAATGGGATATTGATATAGACAATCCTAAGCATAAAATGGAAGGTATTTACTCTAATCATTGGATAGCTAAGAGTTCAGTTTATGACGAGTACGTTAGAGATTGGTTAATTCCAGTTATTAATATTTGTGAGAAGGATAGAAAGCTTAAAAAGATGATTTGGAGCGATGCAAATTATATCTCACACGATAGGTTAAAACCAGAGCAGTGCGAAGCTATATTTAATAGACCGTACTACACTTATCATTGTTTTATTTTAGAAAGATTATTCCCAATATTTTGTTATATAAAAGAAAAGACTGTAGAGCATATATGAAATTCACGATACTAGTACCAGTTTGGAGGAGGTACGAAACGCTTAAACTATTTAATACTTGTATAGAACGACTTAAGGAAGATTACGATATAGAAGTAGTAGCTGTGGGTTCTGAGCCAGGAGATAAGCAAATATGTGAAGCTTTAAATTATAACTACGTACAAGCTCCTAATAATCCACTAGGAGGTAAATTAAACTACGGTTTAAAAGCGTGTAAAAGATTAGAAAGTGATGCTGTTTTAATGTTAGGTAGTGATGATATACTATCTAGCAACGTTAT